GAAATTAATCTATCAATAACAAGTTCATATACAAGTGGTTCTACTGTTGCAAATTATTCGGTAATAGCGTCACGTAAAGTTGATAAAACAGTAGAGATTACATTTGATGATATATTAGGAGTATCAACTGGGGGTACTGTCACTATACCTGTTAAATTATTTATCGAACAAAAACAAATATCAGGAACTACCGAATATACGATTGACAGTTCTTTTGGGAATTTAAATCAAACAAGTACTTTTAGTGGATTAATTGTTGATACAATCGGAAGGAGTAATTTTAATTTTGTGACAACAAAAGGTTCGTCAACATTTACTCCAGCACTATCACCAACACCTACACCATCAATAACACCAACAAGAACGGTAACTCCCACACCATCAATAACACCAACAAGAACGTTAACACCCACACCAACAAGAACGTTAACACCAACACCAACAAGAACACCTACACCAACACCAACAAGAACACCTACACCAAGTGCAAGTTAAAAATTAATCCCCGTAGATGTCTTTTTTCTTTTGGATTTCTGTTGACTTTTCTTGTTTACAAGCATCATCAATCCATTTCTGAACAATTTTATAAATTTTCAATCCTTTTTTATCACAATATTCTTTCAACATATTGTGGTGTTTTTCACTAACCTTAATGTTTTTGGTGGTATTTTTCATGGTAAAGATAAATATATATCTTTAAAGATAAAATAATACCCATAAGTATCTTTTTTAAAAGAAGTGATTAAATCTTTGCTAAAAACAAAGATATTTATAGAAAAGTAATAAAATAAATTAACCAAACAAGAAAAAAAAATGGCAAATTCAAATAGAGTTTTTGTATCTCCAGGTGTTTACACATCGGAAGTAGACTTAACCTTCGTAGCACAAAGTGTCGGGGTAAGTACATTGGGGTTAGTTGGCGAGACATTAAGGGGACCAGCTTTCGAACCAATTTTAATAACTAATTTCGACGAATTCAAATTATATTTTGGAGGAACGTCACCTGAAAAAGATGGTGCAGGTAATCCTAAATATGAACTACCTTACGTAGCAAAAGCGTATCTTCAAGAATCAAATCAATTATTCGTAACAAGAATTCTTGGTTTAACCGGATATAAACCAGTTAAAACATTCGCGATTCAAACAATCGGTGGTGTTTCAGTTGGTTCATTAAGTGGAACAACAACTGGAACAACAATTCCATCAACAACAGGTATCACAGGTAGTACCTTCTACAGTTTCTTATCCGATAAGAAAGCTTACGACGGTACCATAATTACTGACTATATTGTTACAAATTTTAGTGGTTACACATCAGGTAATACCGGTAATTGGTTTGTTTTGGGTGATGTCCCTCTTTCAGGAACATCTGGTTTAACAGGAACTGAAGTTATTTCACCGTTAACCGGATTAATTAATGCAAATAATTACAACGAAAAAGAGTGGTATAATACATTAGTTAATACTGCCGGTACTGAAGTTTATTCATACCTATTTGTTTATAATAGTGGAACGAGTAGATTTGATGCTACACGATATACATATACAGCAACCACATATAGTGATTATGATGGTCAAGTTGTTGCTGCTTTCAGACCAAGAGGTTCATATGTTGGAGAAACTTTAAATTTAGAAGTTACATCTAATTCTAATTTTAATATTTCTGGTTCAGATTTAATTACTAATCCATTATCTGAATTTACAATCAATGTAACCGGTTCAACAAGTGGAGCGAATTCATTTACATGTAGTATGGACACGAGTTCAACAAAATATGTTAGTAAAGTTTTAGGTACAAGTGTGTTTGATAAATTAAAAAGTGAAGTTCCAATTTATGTTTATGAATCATATCCAAAATATTTATTACAAGCTTTCCAACAAGGATATGTTAGAGGAATTAGTTTAACCGAAGTTTACAACACAGAAGGTGACAATTTCTTAACAGAATGGGATACCCCAATGTCACCAACGGTTGTTTCCGGAGTAAGAGGTGGTATTGTTTCAGATTTATTTGAAGTTATCACAATTTCAGATGGTGAAATGGCTAATACTTTATTAAAAGTTTCAATTATTAATATCAACGTAGACACATTTGAATTTGATATGATTGTTCGTGACTATTATGACACTGACGATAATATGGTTATTCTTGAAAAATACACAAGATGTTCAATGAATCCAGAATTACCGGGTTATATCGCTAAAAAAGTTGGTACATCTGATGGTGAATATGAATTAAATTCAAAATACATTATGTTGAATATGGCTAATAATCATCCAACTGATGTTTATCCTGCTGGATTTAAAGGATTTGTAAGTGACGATAGTTTCGGAGGTTCATCTACTTTAGGTTCTGTTATGTATAAAAATGAATACTACGACGCTGGTGATATAACAGGATATAATCAAGATGGTTCACCGATTACAACTTCAGGTGATAAAGTTAGAAAAGTATGTTTAGGGTTTTCAACTCAAACAGGTTATGATGACGATTTATTAAAATATAAAGGAAAAACTTCAGCAGATTTAACTAGAGGTTTTCATTTATCAACAAACGCATCAACAATCACAAGTACAAAATACATAACCACACCTTATGATTTAGAGGGACAAACAGGAGCAAATAACTTCTTAACAAATATCAATTACCGTAAATTTACTTTCGCTTTATGTGGTGGATTTGATGGTTGGGATATCTATAGAGCAACAAAAACTTATGGAGATGGATATATCTTTGGTAAGAGAACATATACTTCAGGTAACACGGTTAACGGTGGTGTGTTTAGCTCAACTGTAGGTAATAGTGATTATTATACATACATTAAAGGTATCGATACTTTCTCAAACCCTGAAGCTGTTGATATTAACATATTTGCAACACCGGGTATCAATTTCTACGACCATAGTTCATTAACATCTTACTCAGTTGATATGGTTGAACAAGATAGAGCGGATTCACTTTATATAATTGGTTCACCTAATTATAGTACCGTTGATGAAGTAGTTGGGGCGTTAGATGGTGTAGCGATGGATACAAACTATTCAGCTACTTACTTTCCTTGGATTCAAATTAGAGATGTGGATAACGCAACTCAACTTTATGTTCCACCAACAGGTGAAGTTGTTAGAAATATTGCACTTACCGATAATGTATCATTCCCATGGTTCGCAGTGGCAGGTTATTCAAGAGGTTTAGTTAAATCAATTAAAGCTGTTAAGAAATTAACACTTGATGAAAGAGATGAACTTTACAAAAATAGAATTAATCCAATTGCTACCTTCTCTGATACTGGTACAATTATTTGGGGTAACAAAACACTTCAAGTAAGAGAATCAGCACTTGATAGAATCAATGTAAGAAGATTATTATTGAGAGCTAGAAAATTAATTTCAGCAGTTGCAGTTAGATTAGTATTTGAACAAAACGATGACCAAGTTCGTAATGAATTCTTGAGATTGGTTAATCCTATATTGGATGCAATTAAGAGAGAAAGAGGATTATTTGATTTCCGTGTAACGGTATCAAGTGACCCAGCAGATATAGATGCGAACACAATGAGAGGTAAGATTTATATTAAACCTACTCGTTCTCTTGAATTTATTGATGTTGAATTCATAATAACACCAACAGGAGCTTCATTTGATGATGTTTAATAAAAATAAAAGGGAAGGTGTAAAAACCTTCCCAACTTATATGTTCCACGAGAAACAAAAAAAGTATAAAAATAATAAAATTATAAACCCCAGTATATTTGCTCTAGTATGCTGGTTCTAGTATACTAGTACTAGTATTTTATTTTCTAGTTATTTTATATTTTAATAAACTAGAATATTAATATCCAGTAATCCAGTGCTAGTATAGGGAAAAAATACGAAAAATAATTGATAAAATCAAGTATTTCTAATAAAAAAAATATTTTTTAAATAAGAGTATATTTATAAGAAAGTAAATAAAAAAATTAAAACCAAAAAATACACATGGCAGATTTATTAATGAAAATGCCGGTTCCATACGAACCGAAAAGAGTTAACCGATTCATATTGAGATTCCCATCTTCATTGGGTATTAATGAATGGTACATATCATCAACGTCCAGACCAAAAGCAAAAATTAATTCTGTAGCAATACCGTTCATCAATACATCAACTTATGTTGCCGGTAGATTTGAATGGGAAGAAATGTCAGTAACGTTTAAAGACCCTATCGGTCCTTCGGCGTCACAAGCGTTAATGGAATGGTTTCGTTTACATGCGGAATCAGTAACAGGTCGTATGGGATATGCTGCTGGTTATAAAAAAGATATTGAATTAGAAATGTTGGACCCAACGGGTGTTGTGGTTGAAAAATGGATTCTTCAAGGAACATTCTTAACAAACTTAAACTTTGGGGATTTAGATTACTCAAGAGATGATATAGCA